CGGCCAATGATAAAATGCTGGTCAATGTGTACCTGCGATAGTAAGAAATCGCACTACCGAGCTGCATTGGATTCTGTAAGTCAGGCAGTTTCATCATTGATTCTACATGCTCACCAGTGTCCACATCTATAATCTTGGTGTAGACCATTTGGTCAATGATAGGCTGCATGATGATCAGTCCATTTTCCATCAGGATATTCTCACATGCATCTAGTACAGCATTGAGATCTGCGTATCTTGAATGATGTGACTGAGCATTCTTGTGGACCTTGCCAATTGCCAGCTTTGCATTATGCAATTTTTTGTACATAGGTACCGGAGCTGCACTCTCCTTTTCTTTAACTGTTGCCATAATTTGTGGTATTAAATTTCAACAAATATAATTATTATTTTGAGATAAACAAATCAAACCATTGAATAAAATCATCAAATGACTTAACTATTAGATATGTTCCTCCAGCTTTCTCTATCATTTCTTGATATAATATCTGTGCTTCTGACTGTCTATCCTTGCCATACTTAATCTCAATCTTCACTGATCTGCCATTGATTGTGGCTGATATGTCAGCAGATCCCTTTGTGCCAGTTCCTTTGGTCCACTTCCCTGGCATCTGTCTTGTTCCCTCACCTACCTTCAGCTTGGCTCCTTGCCTCCACATCCCAGTAGTATTGATTCTTTCAGCTTGATATCCTGATAAGTTGATGAATGAAACCACTGATTTAGTCAGAGCATTGGCTGATGAGTCGGCCCACTTAGTCTTTGCCAGTGCGAATTCAGGCATTGAGGGATATTTCTCTTTGAGATGTGCTGTCTCAAGATCAATGAGTCTTTGTTTATTTTCCTTGTTCATAGATTCTATCTAGTGTTAATGTTTTACCCGGTGCCAAAGTTGTATCTCTTGCCCAGTCTTGTGCGTTTACAAATGTAAATTTATGCTGTTCAGCTGGTACTACTTTCTTCTGCTCTGACAATTTACTGATGAATAGAGCAAAGATTGCGGACCAGGCTAGGATCATGATGATTGATGTCTGTTTCATATTAAAAAGGTGCTTTATCAATTGTTTGTAAATTATCCCATTCAGATTCTTTATTCTGTTCAGTCACATATTCAATGTAAGGAATGGAGCCATTCTGTTTGCCAGCATCTACTCTTGTAAGTTTACCTTTCTTCACAAGATAATCTCCATACTTTCTGATTCTGCCTGATGTGTACTTCTGACTGAACCTTCTATAAGTCGGATACTGATCACAGAATTTCTCAAACATATCCTTGAGGATCATTCTCTCATTGAATTTCATGTTATCATTTATCCAGCTGTAGAAGTCATGACCTATCTCTGACATCAATCTCTTTTCATCCAGGTTTACTGATGCATAGTTGACAATGCCATTCTTTAAATAATACTGAATACATTCAATCATGAAATTGTCAAACTTGCTCCACTCTTGCTCATCCCAATCATAGAATAGATTGCGGCCAAAGTCATGGAATGGTGTGAAGGTCTTGTCATAGTGATTGTGTAGTTCTATTTCAAACTTTCTACGTTCATGTGAATTCCCTTCACCTTTAAGTACATAGTTTGTTGGGATTGCAATCTTTGGTGTTCTATCCTTCTCAATAAAGAATTCATCTTTGTTTTTCTTGTTGACTGGCATTCCATCAGTAACAATTGAGAAGAGCTTTTCAAAGTCAAAGTTTTCATTCACATCATCAAAGATAAGTATCTGAGTATCAAGGCTCACTCGCTGGAAGGCAAAGTCCTTTGATGGATCAAAGTTCTTTCCGTTGATGGTGCATGTATTTTTAAACTTACTTAATGCTTCAGTGATTATTCCCTTTCCAGTTCCTCCTTGTGGATTGTCAGATATATCCTCATCATTTAATATTATCGCTGGTGAGTAATATGGATTCTTGTAAGTATGCAGCATGTAACCTATCACAGATCTGAATGAATCATATCTATCTTGAGTCTTGCTGATATTAACAATAAACTGTTGAAAATCACATTTGCTGCTAGACTTTTTGTAAACTCTATCAATGACTTGCTTATCCCAAACATGCTGAATAAAGTCAACATATTGCTTTTCTTCTACTGACTGAGCTGTGATTTCTACTAGACAATTCTTATAGAATAGATATGCCTTATCTTTGAGATCTCTAATAAAGTCTACATCCTTTGCTTTCATGTAGCTTAGAAAGTCACGTTTAAAATACTTAGTGACTGATGCCATAAAGTCAAACACTACATGATCCCCTTGCTTCTCAACATGATCCAGGACAAAGTCTTTGATTAGATCCTCATTGATTTCTTTTACAAAGTTATTCTCAACCTTGACAAACAGATATGACAGCTCTGAATTCTGATACTTAAAGAATCCATTCTCTGCTAGAAAATCTCTGTACAAAGTAGGTGATAGTGTGACTCGGCCCTTATCATTTTTCCTCCAAAAGTTTTTTAATTCACTTTCAGCCTTATCCATGATTATCTCAACCTCATCCTCTGAATATTCTTTGAGCTTTGACTTTATTGTCTTAGGCTTTTCACCTTGCTTCAGTTCATTTTTAACATAGTTGATTATCTCTTTGTCCTCAAATTGTGATGTGCCAAAGGCTCCCTTATCTCTATATCCTGATTTTATGCATTGCAGCAGCTCATCCCTTCCCAGTACATCAATGTAATTATTGAGAATGTATGTTTCGCATTCACTTTGCTGGATGCCATATCTGTTGAATGCTGATGCCAGGTTAAAAAAGCTATTGTTTCTGTTGCCTTCTGAGAGCTGGTACTTTGAGTCAAACCATTTTTGTATGTTCTGAATGATCTTATTTGTTGACCTCATTGGTATTGTAGCCACATAAGTGACATCAATATCCTCAACCTCTTCAATTATACTAAGATATATTTCACTGTTGTTGTTGACATAGATGTCCGGATCATAGGAATCAAAACAATTCCTTGAGATATTGATGGAGCTGTTATCCCAATACTCAGAATCAAAGTGCTGTTTTAAAGATAGAAAGTGCTTTCTGTGATTCTCAATTACATCTGTAATCTTCACCACTACTTTCAATCCTTTGCCTGATGGTGATGTGAACAGAATGTAAGTGTAAGGATCTGCACATAACTTTGCTCTATGATCTGCCATCACCTCATCATTAGGATACTTGTCAAAGTCTAAGCATATGAGTCCGCTGTGAGTCTTTATTCCAGCATCATTGCCATACTCAAAAACACCTGACCATCTGTATACTGGTAATTTGTTTTTCTCAATGGTATATTCATCCTTGCTTAGAGTCCGCATTTTTAGAATACGATCTCTGTACCTACTATTTTTTATCCTTTCAATGGCAGTTTCTACAGTGATGTAGTTCTTATCAAATGTCTGCTGTACTGATTTGTATATTGAGATCATCTTTCTAGAATGTATGTTAAATGAAAAGGCCCCTTCAGCTTTCGTGATGCAGCACTACTCGCCAAAAGAGCCTTTAATAAGTTCTTCTAATCCTCTGCATAGGACATTGCAAATGTAAAACAAATATTCATATGTTATTGAACATCCGATTTATTTTTAAACATCCGATTTACTGCCGATTTATTTTGCTTGTAACTATTTGATAATCAATCAACAGCCGATAATCCGATTTATTTTGTCATTTTTTGAAAAAAAAGTTTTTTACCACATTCTTTAAAAATAAAATATATATAGAATAGGAGCTGATGTAATCGGCAATCAGATTATTCATACAGCTGCACCCATTCTGTGAGCTTAGCAATGAAGTCATAGTCCTCTAGGATCACCAGTCCAGCTGGACATTTCTCAATTGGGCAATCAAACTCCTCTCTTAGCATGAAGATATCTTTCTCAATGGATGACTGGCTGTAATTGTCGGATAGGATATGATTTATCCTGGTATGCAGTCTTGTAATTGTGTACGGCCTTTGTTGAAGGCAATATACAATAGCTGACATTCGTCTTAATTTGTTCCTCATAGCAATTGTTTTAAGTCCTCCCTAGTAATGTATCCACTCTTGTCTAGAAAGTGGCTAGAATCGTCTGTATTGAGCTTCAGAGTCAATGTAATCATGTTACCTGATACATGGTCCACGCACATCCACACTTTATCCTCTTCCATTTGTAGCAGATAATCTTCATGTATTTCCTTGTGCAGCTCATTGATTGTCTTTAGATATTCATAATCTTTGGCTCTCATCCAAATGTTGTGCTGCTTGAGTCCATGTAATACAGAACAGTGATCCATTCCAAACATCTTTCCAATGGCATCAAGGCTGTGCCATCTGCGAAGCTCTGACCAAAGGTAATAGCGTTTATAAACTATCTCTCGCTTTCTGTTTCTTACTTTGAGTCCATGCTTCTCAGCTAGATCCATAATCATTGATGTGTTCATGTCAGAGATTTTTGATCATTACTATTCTTGAATAATTCACTATTTGATTCAAGCATTCCAGTCGCTCTTATATAGTCGATTTCAATCTTTGCACTCTGGATGATTACAGAACCAATTTGCGCCACAGCTTGAGCTTTTTCAATCTCCTTGCTTAATTCCTCTGTAGAAAGATCGTCATTGTCCAATCTTTCAAGTGCTGAAAAAAGGTGATCACGTAGATCATTTATCTTGTTTTTTGCCATTGATTTTTCTTTTTAGTTTGTTGTTTAATCTTATTAGTTGCTGAACATCTTCCGGGAATCTCTTGATACTATTGCATTGCATATTGTCCATCATGCTTATCAATTCAATATTTTCAATATTACAGTTCAAAGAATTGCCATCCTTGAATTTTAAAACTGATCCTTTTGGTATGGCACCATATTGATCCTCCCATACTTTGCGATGATACAAAACCCAATGTGAATCTTTTACTTTGTAATACAAATAGATCCTTCCAGTTTTATCTGCTCTTTGTACAATAGTTCCATCCGGCTTCCAATTTGCTGGCCTGTTTCCTTTTTTAAACATTGTCGGCTTGCATAGATTGTAGATATCATCAGACATTTTTTTTCCTTTATTGTGCGGAACCTGACCTTTCTGATATCTATGAGCAAGGCCTCCTTTTATTAAATTGGTTCTGCCAGATAAATCAGATTTTTTAAATTCCTCACTTTTTTTAAGTCCCATTGAGAATGCTCTATTTGCTACCTGGGAATAAGTAAGTCCAAGATCATCAGCAATTGTCTGTGTTCTTTCATGAGGGAACCTCTCTCTGATGATATCATTGATGCTCATATCTCTTGTACTGCTTTAATTAATGGCGGCCACATGTCAGCCTTCTTGATTGCATCCTCTCTGCTGTTAGCTTGCAGCACTCTATAGGCATCTTGCCATTTAGATTTGCTGTTTAGCTTGAATTTATATGTGATCTTCCAGGTCCTCATTTCTCTTTGCTTTTATCTTGTAAATAATTAACATGATTGCTGTCCAGGCTAATGCTACATAAACACCTACCCATTCAAACCAATGCCATACACCCCACCAGAATAATACTGTTGTGGCTGCCATGACAAATAATACCGCTGCTGTTTTCATCTTATTCTGATTTATATGAATTAAAAAAATATTCAAATGATTCATTTTTATTATTATCCGTACATCTGCCAGTGTAAAATCCATGATCATAAAAATATTTATTTTGATTTTTCTCCATTTCTTTGGCTTGTTCAATTATTTCAATCATTACATCTCTTTTAGCTTTTATTTGCTCTTCACTACAAAAAGTACCAATAAATCCTTCGTAATGAAATCTAGCAATCAACCATTCTACTGCTGTTTTCATGCTCTTGCTTTTAAAAATTGTTCATATAACTTTACGTTGAATGATGCACTCTTCACATCATCTGATTCTTTTGACTTCCACCATTTAATCATTCTGTTGACCGGTGATCTGAATGATACAAACTCATTCTCTTTTTGCTGTACTTTTTTCATCTTGATTACATTAATTTTAAACAAACTTTTGACATTTCAGTAGAGATCAATGCATATGTCCTTAGAAGCATTTCTATTTGCCTTGATATTCTATTGTGCTTGAATATGTGCTCATCATATTCCTTATGAGAGATATAGTCCTCACATAGTTTCACATAAGCCTCATCTGCTGCTTGCTCATCTTGAAGCTCTTGAATTTGCTTTCTCATCTCAGTGAGTAAAAGCATTAACTTGTCAATCTCTTGTATTTTTTCTTTCATCTTTTGTGGTATTGATATGGTCAAAGATAGCTATCTTTTCTATATATGCAAATACTTATCAGATTTTTTTCACATTTTTTTTATTGGGCCACAAAAAAGAGTAGCCATTTCTGACTACTCTCACCTAAATTACCACATTTGATGGCTTTACGAAAAAGCTAGGTATACGGTTGAACCGTTTATCTTTTTGGCCTTGAGTATTTGACCTCTATTTCCTTTTGCTTTGTAGCTGACATGTACCCAATCAGGCTGTGAGTCATTACCAAACTCCCATATCATCTGATCAAAGGTAAGATTTTCCTTGATATATTCAAAGATTTGTGCGTTAGTTATCTTGCCATATCTGTCAGCATCAAGATCACAAGCCTCACCCTTGCAATGCTGCGAGCTGGCACTCCCCTTCACAGCACGATTCAAGGCACCGGATCTGTAGCCGGAGCTGATATGAATAGGTACACCAAAGTGCAATCTGAGAGGCTCGAATACATTCTCACATAGGAGCTTTGCAGCTGCTAGATGCTTAGGATCAGTGATAGTATTATCTATGCCTCTGCGCTTAGCAGTGTCTGAATGGCAAAACTCTGCCAGTGTGACGTGATCACTTAGCATCTTCTTTAGTTAGTTGTGATAGTGTAGCTGTAACTGTACCAGCTGCGACCATGTATCCAGCTGCTGTGACAAGTGATGCTGGCAATACCACCGGAGCAGCAACAATAGTTGCACCAATCACTCCAAGTGCTACACCAATGCGCTGCACTTTTTTCCAAAACTTTGGCGTCTTAGACTGCCATCTTTCTTTTAGGCTCATATTTTAATTCTTTAGGTAGTATACCAACAAGCAGATCAGGATACTTTACACCTGAATGCATGTGATTGTCTGATGTTTGAATGCGATCTTCCATGCAATCATATAGCTTAGCCTCTACTCTTTCAAGTTTGCCCTCAACAGCATCAAGTCTGCTGGTGAAATAATTGAACATTAACACTAGGATAAGAGTCAATAATCCTACCATCCCATTCTTTTTGATTGCTGCTGCAATTGCAATTGGATCCATGTTAAATTATGCAGTTTTGTTCCAAATCAATATATCTTATTGAGTATGAACATATCAGAATAGATACTATTATTTGCACTAGAGCTGGAGAATTTTGCTTGTATATCTAACAAGTTGCCAACAGTGGTGCTGAACGTAGTATTGTTTATTACATTCCAAGCGAATCCCTCTTGTGTGCCTGATGCTGCTTTAAGTATGTGAAGCTGCGCAATCGTGACAATAGATGCCACACCAGCTGCACCAATAGATCTGACAGTGAAGTTAACTGAAAGCATGAATACTTGATTAGTAATCTGTGGCAAAGTAAATGCTGGAGAATCAGCTAAAACTGTTGCATTAGATTTCAATCTTATAGTGATTGTATTGTTATTCTGAGCACTTAATAAACCAGCCATTTCTACTCTGAATGAATCACCTACAGAAAACCCATTTGCTGGTACTGTAAGAGATCCAACACCCCCATCTATCAATGTGCCAAATGATGTCCCAGTATGTGTTGAGCTGTTGCCAGTCTGAGCAAATAGGCCATAATTAGTAGCAGCTGTGATTGTTGGTTTATTCTTGATGAAGTCAAGTGCAGCATTATTTGATTGATTCCAATCTGATTGAATCTGAGCAGCTGGAATTGTAGGTTTATTCTTAATGAAATCAACCTCAGTATTATCTGACTGATTCCAATCTGATTGTACTTGAGCTGTACTTGTCACGTTTATATTTGTAGTTGCCATTAGCTTAGTGTTATATTGATTGTATTATTTTCAGTTGTATTCTGTGTGAATGTATCCTCTAGCACTCCATTAACATATACATTATAAGTGGTTGTCAGATCACCACAATTGCCAGCTGGAGGATTGCCATTCTCAAAGTCATAGTCATCATATGGGATGGCACACCAATCTTCATTGTCAAATACTCTTAATGATACCAGCATTGTCCATCCAGCAACCATGTCTTGACCTTGATTGATGAATGGATCTGTTCCTATCTCAGCTGTCACATCTGAAAACTCAGTCCATCTGTACTGCTGTAGTGTAGTCTTGATATCATTACAGATCAATAAGCAGTCTGAATGGACCTCATTGATTTGTCTGTAGTTAGAATGATTGTACTTGTCACAAATGGTGATCACAAAATTCACATTCACATAGCCAGCACCCATCCCACTAGGCTGCAAAGTTGCCACCATCAGAGGATACTGTGCAGCATCTCTGCTTATGGCATCAAGGAAATCACCTTGAAAAAACTCATTTATTTGTCTGTGCTGTGTTGCGATCTCTTGCAGCTCCAGCATGATTTGATTTAGAGTCTTTTCCATTTAGGTAATTTTTTAATTTGTCAATTTGTTTTTTGCTCGCAGTGAATTTTTTCATACTATCCATCCAAAAGGTTTATATCCAGTCTGATCCTTAGTCATAGATTCATTGCATGAATTGTCATCACAACATACCAAATACTCAGGATATTTGACACCATTGTCATCTTTCAAGAATCCTATCAATCTTTCTTTGTAAAAATACGCATCCTTTCTTAGCATATCTCTCAGGTGTACAGTTTCTGTATCTGTATTAGCTGTCATTGTCTCATCTGACTGGCGGCCCACAGCTTTATTAGTCAGCTTCTCATTCAGCATTGCAGCAGCTCTGAAGTCAACAAATGCTACCAGGCAAGGCACCACATAGTCATTCATCAGTGTCAGATAGTCTTGAGTCCATGTGCTTGTTTCAACCCTATGAAGCAATGCCTTGTACAAAGGTGTTCCAAGTGCTGGCTGTAAGTGCATATCTTGTGATCTCTTGATGCATACAGATAGGATCTTTGTATCTGTATTCATGTGGATCAATCCTAACTTCTTGAGATTCTCAACAGAAAGTAAATAGTTCATGTCTTATTGTTTTTTAATAACTAATTGTTGTACCCAAATATGTCTGCAATATGGTGTACTTACTTGAGTCTGAGGATTTGTATACCACCCACCTCTGTAGTTCCATACATTGCGATCTACTCTTGAGCTGATATTGTTGATTTCATCCCTTGTATAAAGTCTATTCAATGACAATAGTCTCAGGCAGAAGTCTCTTGATTTAGTCAATACCTTTGGTACACCTGGTCTTTCTTTGTAAGTGTATACCACCATGAATTGATCAATAGGAGCTGGAGCTTCATCCAGCAATTGCTTTCCCAAGTCAGACACCTCCCCATCAACAAGTAATTCAAAGTTAATAAGTCTCTCAGTTGACTTGGCAATCTCTTCTACACTGGCACCAGTAGCTGTTGCAATAGATGATGCATCCTCACCAGCAATGAGCATTGATAGGATTGATTTCTCTAGTGCTGATATAGTAGCTTTGACCTCACCAATAGTTGCAAACATCATTTGTTCTTTGCTGAATACCTCATCAGATGGTGTATCCCATTCAATGATATTTGTCTTTAGCACCTTGTATTCAGATGAATCAACACCATATTCTGAAAATATTGTAATCTCATCAGCACTGAATTCATGCTTATGATCACAGCTTGATAGTGTAGTAGTAGGCAATCCTACAATCTTGCGAGCTTGTGCCTCTCCAATTGTTGGGAATGATGCCAATACTATCTGCAATGCAGCATCAGGTGTCAATATTCCTGACTTAATACTAGCCGCCACCTCAACAAGTGATGCAATCTGTGCACCATTCAATGCTGATTTAGCCACATCCACTTGAGCAGCTTCTGTTGTTCCACTTGCATCTGTCACTGGTGTTGCTGTCACTGGTGCTGCTGCTACAATTGGCCGAACATCAACTAGCTTCAATGTTCCAATAGCACCTGATAGCTGTACCATGTAATTCATCAGCCATTCAATCTGCTTCTGTCTTGAATTGATATAGGTATTCTTATAGATCTCAAACAAGTCATCTGTCTCAGCTGCGTTGAATGATCCGTTAGGAGCAATACCAAACAAGGATGGTGCTACCACAGAATGGGCCACAAGAATATTCTGCTGCACTGACTTCTCAGTCATGGCATATCTCTCATGTAGGTTATTACCATTCAATGGCATCACTGTAGGAGCTTCATCTGCTCCATTGCTGAATGTGATGATGATCTCACCAGCATCCTCCACAGATTGTGTCCGGCCCTTGATTTGTTCTTTTATCTTTCTTTCCTCTTCAGATGTTTCCGGCTCCCCCGAAGCAAGATTTATAAGAGTCCCTGACTTGAAGGAATTTTGGATTTCATACATATTGAATTTCGATATGTCAACATCTGTCTGAATGGCTGTAATACCACCATAGTAAGGAGGCTTAGGATAGATTCCTTTCTCACCTCTCGCTTGCTTAGATGGCTCCTTATAGTACAGAATGAATGATCCAGTGCGATTGTTCTCATTCAGTGCTGGATAGCTTCTATAGTTTGTCTTTTCTGCTGATTGCTGCAAAGCTGACCAGTCATCAGATACATAGTAAAGTCTCTCATCCTCAGTAATTCTGATAAGATCAATATCCATGTGCTCCCATCTCACCACCTTAGTACCTTCTCTGTTCCATGTACCTATTACAGCCATTGCACCAAACACCTCAAAATCAAAGGCCATTCTTTGAGCAATCTCATTCATGTCAAAGTCAGCAAATGGATTGGCAAGGAAAGCAGTCAGATCACCTGATACTGCCTCAAGGCCACCTCCAGCAATGTAGTAGGTTTTATTCTTGATGATACCTTGATGCCAGGCACTACCTTGCAGAAGCTCAATAAGAAAGAAAGGATAGTCATTCTTTTTACCCCATTTCATAAAGCCTCTTTGAGAATCTTTCTCCTCTATTGGCAATTGATACTGCTTGCTGAATGACAAGCTGGTGATCTTACTCATATATGTTATTTAATATTGTTGTCGAAAATTCATTTGATGGTGAGTCAATCTCATACACATGTGCTCTGCCCTCTTCACATAGATTGTCAGCTAGATCAGGATCTAAGTTACTGCTTGATGTCTGCTCAAATATTCTGTATGTGTAAAAGCCAGCATATGGGAAAGTCACATCCACACCATCCTCAATCACAAACTCATCAAATCTTGATGTGCTTGTACTGATGTTTGGCAGAATGCAAGTCACAGATTCAAAGCTCTGCTCATGCGTAAACTCAAGGAGCCAATAAGGGGCTGTCAGAGTCTGATATTCCGTTACTGTCACTATCAGTGTTGATGTCTGATATCTCTCGAGTCTTAACATTTATTATTTTTATTTTAGGCTCACTATTTACAAAGATATGCAAAAGTCCTAGTTTAATATATAACTCCTCATTGCCCTCCTCAATCACAAAGTATCTATTCAATAGATTACTCTTGACTTTGGCTCCAATAAATTTCTGATCTATTTTCATGGCTCTAATTTAATAAAAAAAGGGAAAGGAATACTCATCCTCTCCCTTCTAGTATTTGGTTTGATTAGGTAGATTAAACTACTGGAGACTGTTGAGTCAACAAAGTTGCTACAATACCAGCTGCTACATCAGGTACTTCATTGTTCTCAAGACCAGCCAAGACAATTGAATGTCCATTTCTGTCTGATTTGATAACACCTGAAGTGTATTCTGATCCATCATTGATTTGTATACCTTCATCAATTCCTAATGCTACATAAGTACCATCAGCTTTCTCAACAATTGCTACCACTTCATTCTGTCCAAGTAAGTGGATCTCAGCACGAAGCTCCTTTGTATCTGATGCTAGGATCATGTTCAAAGATTGCTCATACCATAAAGTTCCATTCTCTTTGTTTACTCGGATAGGCGCAGTGTAGCTGGAAAGGTTAGATTTTAATTTGTACTGGAATACCTCACCAGTGACAGTCAACGTAGTAATCTCATTGCCAGTCAATGTTGGCCCAGTAGCTATTGCGGATAGCGGGAAGAAAATGACCGATTTTATTCCACCTTTACCATTGGTGCATGTACGATCATTAAAGCCCGAAGTCATCAAACAGGACATAAAAATTGATTTTAAAGTTTAAAAAAAGGGGAGAGCTAACCCTCCCCGTATTTGTTAATTAGTTAGGTGATCCAGTTCCGTTCCAAACTCCGATTTGATCCAAGAATGGCACTTGTACACCAGCTCTGAATTTAGATCTGATATAGATAACGTCATCATCTTGAGAATACCAAAGATCGTAGTTATCAAAGTCAGAAGATAAATCAGTTCCGAATACAAAGTGAGATGCTTTCCCAGTGTAGATATTATCAAGACCATTAAGTCCTGGTACCTTAACCACTCGCATATCTGTACCTGGTACTATGATCTCTTCCATTGTAGCAATTTGTGCTGGAGAATAGTGGAAGAAATTAAGGTCTACCAAGTTCTTCATCAAATAGTTGAAGTTCTCACGGCCAGCGAAACATACGAAATCAGCAGCTTCAGCTACAGCTTCAGGTGTATTTGTAAAACACTCATAGAATACATCATAAGCGTTAGATGCATCAATGCTTGCAGTTGCAGAAGTGTTAAGGTTTACAGCACCATTAGCAGTAGTCAAGAATTGACGGTATCCATTCATCCACTGAAGGTTGCCAGTACCGGTTGCTTTGTTACCTTTCCAAATCAATTTGTCTAACTCAAGTGCATGTAAGCTCAAAAGGTAGTTAGTGATTTGTGCTTCAAAAGGTAGTTCTTTGTCCTCAGCAGATGCACCTGGGCGCAATGCCAATTGAGTCCAAAATCCAGCCAAATCTTTTTGACAGAATCTCTTCATGTATCCAAGAGTCTCAACAGCAATTGCACGATCAGTGAATACTGTATCTCCAGCTGGTGTCATTTCACAATCTCCAGCTTGGTAAGTCAAAGTATCATCTAACAATTTGATCTCTTCAGATCCTTTGATACCTTCTTGAATTGTAATGTAACGTAAAGTCTTAGCTTCAGTTACTGATCTAGTGATTAGATCTTCTCTTTGCTCGTCTACATATGCTGCCAAACCTGACACATCATAGTCGAATTTTTGCTTGATAAACTTTTTTAAGCTCATTTTCTTTGTTATTTAATTTGTGATTTAAGGAATAATTGACGTGATGTCAATGTGCTATTTACTCTCGCGAATTTCTCGCCTTCAGTAGTGCTGTTTGATGGCATTGCTTTGAATGATTCAAAATCATTTTTCATTGCTGCCATCTCAGTGCGAAGTGTTTCATTATCTGAAGCAATAGTCTGCATCATTTCACCTATAGCTTCTACAGCTGTAGAGAATGATGACATCTTTGCATTCACAATTGATTCTACTTGCTCAGCACTCATTGATTCTTCTTTCATTTCTTCTGCATTGATAGCTGCAATGACTGCTGTTGCAATGTCATAGGCTTGCCCCATTTCAATGTTCAGTGTTGCTGCGATAACCTCTGTAGCTCTCTCTAGTGCTGCTGGCATCTCTTCAGTATCAATAGCTTCAAACTCATCAGAGCTTGCTGCTTGTTCTGTTGCTCTCTCATCAATAACCTCTAACACTACACCATTGGCATCTGTTATGATCTTGATTCCAGTAAACTCACCACCTAATTCATGTGTGCCTTCAGGAGCTGGAATCTGCTCACCATCAGCAACAATAAATACAGTGGTACCTACTGCTAATTCACCCTCATATGATACAGCTGTACCATCTAGCAAAACTGCCTCACCAAATGCTTGAGCTTCTGTTGTTTCAGTAGCTTCAGCAGATGTTGAAAACATTGCTTTCATGTCAGCAATTGCATCCATTACTTTTTTGAAGTTCTCGTTCATTTGTTTGTTATTTAATTATACTATGTTTAATTGTTCCACTTAGATCATTCAATGCCTTGAATATCTGTGCCATCATCTCTGATTCAATAGTGCGATCTGTTGCTGTAATCTGAAAATATCCCTCAACACTAAAGCCAGTAAACTTGCCCTCCTTAGCTTTCTCCCATACATCCTTATCAGTTACCTTGTAGCTAACAATCCAAGATCCATCATTTGCATCATGGAATCTCTCAGGAGCTGTGAATCCTTTGTCATTATCTATCTGATAGCTGTGGATCATGTAGATCCCATCAACTACATTGGATGAATTGTGCTCAATGTTTACATTGTTGAAGTTGCCTCTCCTAGCATAGTCATGGATGATGTCCTTGATAGCAGCCTTTGTGAATACCACATAATACTCCTCATTGCTATCCTGATCATATCTATAGATAGGTGTATCAGCAGAGATAGCCACACCGGTGATTACTTGCTCCTCATCATTGAATTGAAATTTCTTAGCTTGTGAGAATGTTTGAAAACTTATCTCATGCGCTGGATCTCTCACTAATGAATTAAATTCCACAGATGTCTCTGCTTCATTCAAATCAATTGAGATTTCATAAATAGGCAATTCCTTCATCATATTAGATAATATGTATTTTTGTTCCATGATTCTAGTATACCCACATAAGCAAGGCAAGGAAGGCAGCACAATACAGCACTCCATAAACTGGGCCTTAAAGAGATATCCTAATGCAGAAGTCTACATCATTGGTGATCATGTCAGAGGATATAATAATCTAATACCTGATGCAAGGTCATCTGTCAGAGGATGTGACGTCACTCACAAGCTGTTGACATTTGCCAGGCACATTGGCGGCAAGTTCCTATACATGAATGATGATTTCTTTATTGGTCCAAAGTTCAATGAGGATACAGTGCTATCAAATGGCAATCTGATGATCAATGATCTTCATGCACCCACATATCAGGAGGCTTGTCAAAATACTATGGATGTGCTCAAAGAAATGGGATGCACCACAATAAACTTTGAATGTCATCAGCCAGTTATGATGGATAGTCAGAAGCTGATTGAATTGTTTGACTCAATATCTTGGGATGGCCACAATCACTTTGTGAAATCACTCTATCTTAATTACTACCAGGTACCACATTCACCTGGACAAAATCTCAAGCTAGGCAGTGACACAAAAAAGGCCCAACAATTGCTGGACCTCTATGGCTCATTCTCATGCTCAGATCAGTGGATGAGAGGGAACGCACAAGTTAAATTTCTTACCACACACTGAGCTTGTTCTGAATAGCCACGTTATTCTGTGTGCCAGTGATGTCAGACTCTAAAACATACACTTGATTGATTCCAGCTGATTGCTGTGCAGCCAATGCAGTAAGATCAGTCTGCTGTGTATTTGTGTTAGCATTGGCACCACCTAATTCATTGGCTGAAGCTCCGGCAGATACACCTCCGCTAGTGTCAAATGTTGGCGCAGTTCCTGATTGATATTTTGTTGCAGCAATGGCAGCTATTTGTGTAGCACCAATCAAGGCAGCTGATGCTATGGCAGCAATACCAGCTGGTGATGGAGGAGGACCAAACTGAGCAATCCCCTTGACAATAGCTGATGCAGTATCTATAGCTGCTTGACCTATTCTCAGAATCTTATCACGTTCAAATTGTTTCTTTTTAATAGCCTCAAGTGCATTGAAATTCTTAAGCTCAATCTGATACTTTGCAGCTGCATAGTTGTCATCAATTGCTTTCTTTTGTTCAGCTGTCAAGTTCTGACCTTCCAGCTCTTTCTTGTGCTTGGCATCCAATGCAGACAGCTCATCATTTGCTCTTGTTTGCATGTTCTGCATCCTTGCATCTTCTAATGAGCTAAAGGCATCATTTAACGCACTGAATTGGTCAAAGATAAACTGAGCATTATCCAGCTGTTTTTGAAGTCTTTCAGCATTGTATTTGTCCTGAATCTTACTGATCTCTTGTTGCTGTTGCTCTTCTAGCTTAGTGATATCAAGGCCATATTGTTTGGCACCCTCAATCAGCTTAAAGTATTTATCTGTGACTGCTTGCTCTTCTGTCTGTTGAGCAGTCAATAAAGCCGCATTATATTCATCAAAGAAAGCCTCTTCTGTTGCAATCTCTTCTCTTCTGAGAGCTTCTTTTCTGTTGAATTCAGCTATATCAAGATCTCTTTTTTCTTTCGCTGTCTTTTCAGCCAGATCAATCTCTATCTGTTGATACTTAGCCTCAATATCATTCAAGGAATTTTTCAAAGCCAGCCTTAATGTAGTAGTATCTTGATTGTTTTTGACTGCTAGTGCTATAACCTCGTTAAATTTCTTCTGTTCTGCTGCAATTTCTTGCTCCTTATTGGAAAGCATTGATAGATTGAAGGCATCCTCAACCTCTTTTATCTTAGCTAAATCTTGCTTTCTTTGCTCTCTTGCCTTATCAGCAGCAGCCTTTGCCTTATCAGCTTGGTCCTTCTGTACTTTCTCAGCATTCTCAGCTACCTTCTTAGCGTTATCTTGTACCTTCTTAACATTCTCAGCTGCATCAATTGCTCTCTGCTGCTTGATATCTGCATAGTAGTCTTTGGCTTGTTGGCCCAGCTTGACATATCTTTCTCTTGATGCAGTCAATTGCTCTCTGATCTTGGCAGCTTCATCCTCATTCCCTTGATCCAGCATCTGCTGATATCTCTTCTGTAAGTTCTGGAATGCATACTGCTCTTTTACTCTTGCATCTTGGCGAGCCTTCGCTAGTATCTCAAGATTCTTGATCTCAGCCTTGGTGATCTCTTCATCAGTTGCACCAGCAGCCTTCATCAAAGCTATTCTGTTGCTAGTATATTTCTGCAATGCACTGAATGAATCATCAAGAGCTTTACGGCCATTCTCAAGGCTCTTATTGAATTTCTCATTTGACTCAGCAGCTTCAGCACTATTATCACCAAATGCAATAAAGGCTCCAGCTATAGCAGCTAGTGCAGCAATGATCAAGAATATTGGATTGGCTTTCATCACAGCATTCAATGCTTTCATGGCCAATGTTCCCAAATTGGTAGCAACAGCAGCAGCTTTCTGTGCTGTGCTCATGGCTGTAGTGGCCACAGCATTACCAGTAGTCACTGCTGTATTCTCAACTATGAATGCATTCTGAATTTTCTGCGCTACATTTCTGAGCTGGATTCCTAGAATAGCCTCTTTATTCAAGTTGTTGGCAACAGTTGAAACGGCATTCACCACACCTTGCACAGCTTGCAGCTTCACCATTGTCTGCACCAATTGCTCAGACTCTACACCAGTCAATGCAATGGCTGACTGAAAGCCTCCAAATACAGCTGCTCCAGTTTCTATTCCAGCTAGTGTTGTATCAAGGCCCACGAAGTCTGATGATAGTGCTGTTGTTGCAGCCTTTAGATCACCAATCTCATCTTTCAATGCAGCAGCATTACGGATGGCATCTGCACCCACCGGTGACTCAACACCAGCTTGAGCTGCTATAGTCTGATATTGCTTCATGACTTGAGTCATCTCTCTCAAGCTCAATCCTCCAGCTTCAACCCTTGCATTAAGTTCTGCTAGTTTCTCAGCAAAGGCATCTGTGCCAGCATCTGATGCAGCAGTTTTCTGTGTTGCTTGCAGATCCTTATTCAGATTGTTGACTGCCTTGTCAAATGATTGTACATCTTGTACACTGTTGCCAGTGTCAACCCGTAGTGAAAATACTGCTTCCTTATTTGCCATGTCTATATTCAAAAAAAGGCTAGTTGCCCAGCCTTTATAAAGTTAATATTTTATTTTATTCCCCTGGAGGGAATGGTGGTGTAGGTTTAGGATTGTAAGGTATTAAATCCAAGTCCTTAACCCATAGAAAATCTACGTTTGTGCAGAAGTTCATCTCCTCAGTTGAGATTATCCAATTATCATCCGCATCTTGAATAGGATTGAAGTAGCTATCATCAGTGTATTGCTGACCTACTAATTCATCTTTCTGTACCTCTGTAAGCAGTCCTACATAGTTAGGATATTCTGCTTGTGTTATGTCTATTAGTTTCATTATACTTGTCTTGATAATGTAGTTTGAAACGCTTGTACCGCAGTGTAGAAGTTAGCTGCTTGAGTATCAGTTAATCCATCACCTATAGTAGCAAATGCACATTCTCTATTACCAAATTGTACTGCTGTTCCAGAATCATTCCTCGCATTTAAATAAAATTTATAATTAGGAAGTGTTAGAGTTTGAGCTGTTGTATTGGTTACTAATGAAGTGCCATTTCTAAATATTTTTTGGCTTGTTGAAGATGCTATATTTGCTACAAAATGTCCTACACCTGTAGTATCATTTCCAAATATTCTATGTGAAGAGTAGTCATATCCATCAAACATTACTTGAGTTGATGAATTATAAATATATAGTGCAAATATTTTAGTTGATTCTCTTACTCCAAAATCAATTCTTTCTAAACTACCTTGATTCCTTGAATAATAAGATATGTGCCCTGAATTCAAAGTCATATTTGAAGATGCATTAAATCCCGTGTCGCCATACGCATTTGTTATACTTGGCAAGGCACCTGTGCTGCTATGAGTCCATCCACCATTAAATGTGATTTGATAGGCAGCAGTATTCATAAAGTTATATGAATGCTTACCCGCAGTGCCACCTACCATAGGATACAAAGCCTTCATCTTAGAAGTAAGTCCATAGGTAGTTAAGTCTGTCTCAAGTGTATTCAACGCACCTAAAATAGTTAAGTCCGTTTCTCCCGTAGCAGCTATCCACGCAGTAGTTAGTGTGCCGTATGATGGCCCACTTGGCTGCACTAAATATGGATTGATTATCATGCTCTTGTTCCTATGATAGTAACTTTCAAACCTTTCGCAGTTCCATCACCAATTTGGTCAATGTCAATAGTTATCTCAGCATCATCTGCTAGTGCAGTGTCAGATATCACTGGAGCAGTTGCAGCTGTTGTAGATGTCTTTTCAGTGTTGTCTATAGTTAGCTTTGTACTTAGTATAGTTGTGCCACCTTCATTGATGTCAACAGTGAAGATACTACCTGATGCTTGAGCAGTAGATAGTGAAGCACGAACAGCAGTCACTGTCATTGCATAAGGCATTCTGAAAGTAACTTTTGCAGTACCAGTTGTCAGTGCTGTAGTTTCATCTGATGCAGCCACCTGGATCTCAGTAGGCAGACCAGTCTGAGCTAATGCTTTGATGTTCGCACCAGTTACACTGCGTGATGTATATAAACCACCTCCAGCTGACTGAGATATCTCAATTAAATCTGTTGTTGCTAGTGTTGCCCCTTTGGCCGTTAAGCCTGATATCTTTACTCCCATATCTTATTCTGTTATTCGTTGTATGTTATCTTCTGTCATTCTGTTGATACCATCCTCAGATAGTCTGTTGAATAGCGCATCAGCCACAGCCTTAATGGCAGCAGTTGCACTATTGAACATCATTGTGAATCCGTATCCGTACATCTTACAAGATTAAAGCTACAGATCCTGATGTCAAGTCAATAGCTGAAAATTTGCGAGCTCCAGTACATCTGATCATTGCTCCAGCTTTCACAGCTGTACCAGGTGTAGTTATTAACTCAGCTTTGATGTCAACACCACCTACCTTGATGCTTGCAAAGATAGTGTCCTCAAGGACAAAGATTGCATCATAAACTATTGTCTTTTCTGTAGTGTCATTCACTATCAATGTTCCCTGGCTTGCCACCAGTATTTCTTCCCAAACTGCCATATCTATTCTGTTATTCTAGTTAAATTATCTTCCGTTATTCTTGTCTGAGCTCCAGCTGTAAACTTGCCTTCTGTCTCTCTGAAGTTAGTTTTATCAGGGAGATAAGGTATCTCTATGTCAAAAGTTTGGATACTCTCTCCTTCTATTATGCGAATCAGTTCCACTAATGTAGTGTTATCCTTTCCACTATCGAAGTCTGATACCTTCTGAAGTCTATAGATTACACCATCAATGTTGATCAGTTCCTTAAAGTTAAGCATGTTGATCATGCTGTTATCTATCTTGATGTAGCATGTTAATAACTTACCAAACCTAGATATCACCTCCTTGATGTATCTCTCATGATAATGGAATAAGTTATTGGTAGTGTAGGCCGCATCTTGATAGAAGACATATTCAGGCACCCCAAAATTGAAGTCAAAAGTAGGTGATGTTAAGCTATTGAGATGGCCCACATAGGGATATGATCCCTCGGTGGTGGCAATACCATCCTCATCAATGTATTCCCATGTAGCTGAAGTCATTGGTCCTAGCTGCACAAGGAATGGTTTCCCCTTCTTGATAGCTATAGCTGATGTGCCATCTTGCTCAGTCTTGACTTGGAATGATCTTGGCACAATGATATTGGTGAAGGTACTCTCATCTACTGGAATATTCACCAGCAGCTTCTGTGAGAATGGCAGCTTGAATTCAGTTGTATTCTTAGCGAATTGATTCTGTGAATCTAAGCTGAAGGCACCATACTGCTTTCTGACATCTTGTGCATAATAAAAGTTGTAATAGTCATCATCTTGCTCAAATACAAAGTTGTATGTGTTGCTCGCAAAGTTGATTGTAGGTGTCACCTTGTAATCTCTGCTATAGTCAACTAGATGAGTCCAGTTCAAGGCATCAGCTGATGAGTTATAGAAGTCATCCATTGGCTCAATCTCAAGGATAGTGTTGTCATTTACATTAGGCTTGACATATAGATTGTATGCCGTAGTAATTCCCTTAAAGAATGTGGCACAATCCATTGTTGGCAGAAAGTTATCAATCAAGATAGTTCCTCCTGGCTCAAGTGATTGCTCAGATAATACGATATTGAGATCCGCTGTGTTGCTTGTGATGTTAGTATTCAATGAGAAGGCCGTAGGAATGTCATCAGCCTCAACAGATGAATCATAAACATTCCACACTAGAACAAATTTGAGCTCATCATTGAAGGTCACAAATACATCTCTGCTATAGTCAAAGCTGATAGTAGCTGAATAGTCACCAGTACCATTGTCAAAGAATCCCTGGTACACATCATCTTGAGATATCACAAATCCATTCTTGTATATCTTCAGTACCAGCTTGAACCTGATCCATGTATCCACAAGATTGGCTCCAGTGATTGTAAAGTCAAGATTCAAGTCATGATCACCAACATAGTTGATTCTCATGATGCCCTCAGTAGCCGATACAAAGCGCATGAATGTAGCAGCATTCTCAATCTGTCCAGCTGGATCAGATGTCACTGTAGCATTATACGCATCTGTAGTCACTGTATTCTGTAAGTCAGCTCTTCTATTGCCACCAAATACTAGATTCCATCCACTAGATAATGAAATGTCAGCATTGATAATGTGACCACTGGTGCCATTATCCTCTGTAGTATAGGCTGACAAGGCAAGTGAATCAGCTGCTGTGATTGTTGGCAATGATCCACCTTCAAAGGCCATGAGCATTCTCTTGAATGTCTGACTCTCAAGGAAGGCTGATGACCAGCTGATGCCGCAGTAATCAAATGCCCTCTTCAGGATGTCATAGCAAAATACTTGTGGCGGAATATGCTCCACACCAAAGGCATCCACAGCTGGCCTATCATATCCATAGTCAATCAGTCCATAGTAGTACCCTAGTCCATCCCAGTTGGCTCCAGTCTTGTTGCTTGTTGGTACACCATTCACCTGGATAGTTCCAGCCCATGAATTCTCTTGATTGGCCTTGATTAGTGTATGTGTATATTCGGACCATGACAGCTCATTGATTCTGATCTTGGATAGCAGTCCAATGTAGTCAATAGTTTCTGAGATCATGATGATAGAAAATCTCCACATGCCATTCATCCAGCTGCACTCAGTCAGCTGACATATACCATTGAACTGCAATAGACCTTGATCATAGTATCTAGCTGTGGCCTTGACTGACGGATCAAAGTTAAGGAATGCGCTTTGAGTATCTAGCACTGGCTCTGCTGCTGTCAAGCTAAATACTTGATACATCAGATATGTGTTTATCTTGGTACCAGGCAAAGTGATAGTCTTGGAATTATTCCCTTTCCTACTAGACAAATCTCTGACATCACTGATGTTGTATGTCAATGGGAATGGCAGCCTTTCATCAAGGTCAACTCGTATATCATTGATGTATAGCTCCATCTATCCTAATTGTGAAATGTAGGTGTATGTTCTATCTATCTGTACTTGCTCCTGAATGAGTCCAGCTTTCCGTCTCTGCTTAAGTAGATAGTTAGCATTGGTGACGTTCACTGGCTCAAATATATCAAGGCCAAAATCATTCTGTAGATATACTCTTGGAGATTCATACAGATCCCTCACTAGCCATTGCTGCACCTCCTCATGAATCCAGTCTGAATTCAGAATGAGCTTGTCTTGCACACTTTTACTCACAGTCATCTGATGACCATCACTCAAGTCATATTCATAGCTGCTACCTACCCATCTGCCAGTTCTTTTGCTGTATCTATTTGATGTCACATCAGAGCTATCCTCAGATAACAAAGTGAAAGTAAAACTATCCCATGCACCATATTTATTTAGCCAAATCAATCTACGTCTTGAATAGGCACTGCATGACTGATCGTAATATATTCTGTAAATCTCTGAATCCTTTGAGGCATCAGCAGTTTGCTTTAATTGGATAGTGTAGTAGTAGCAGTTATCAAAGTCAGCTTGTACCAATGATGTGCCACCTACCAATACAGACGGCCCCACACTAACCAAAGGTATCATAAGACCAGTTGCAAGTGCTCCAGTCCATGTAGCTGATGTGATCAAGGTACCACTGATATTGTATAGACTCACATATCCAGTGCAGTTATCAGATCCACTATTGATGATTGATAGATACTTTGCCTCTGAATAAGATACTAGATCCTTTCTATTTCTAGGAAAGTCAGTTAAAAATAAGTCACCTTTGCCACCAGTATCAAGGTCATAATCTTGAAAGTCCCATCCTCCAGTAGTAGCATTCTCATATCTGAATGATCCATTCAAGAATCTGAATGTGCTGCTAGTTTCAGCAGATCCCATTTGCACCTCAGCTGGTGTGCCATATCTTTCATAAACAATGATGTACCATCCATAGTCAGTTAGCAGCTCTTGCCCTAAAGTAGCTTGATCAGGATAGTTATTATTCAAGACCGCCCTACCAAGTGCTGAGATGTTGAACTTGCCAGCATCTCCATTCTCAGGGAATACTTGATGAGTAGAATTAAGGCCGCCATTGATATACACCTCAACAATGAATGAGAAGTTAGCTTGTCCAGTATTGTCTGATTCAAAGGTCCATTCTACATTATTGCAGATAGGCCAAAATGCCATTGGCTCATCTATTATCGTTATTGCCATGTTCTTGTATTTTTTGTGAATGATATTTCAAACATCAACCCAGTGACAGCAGCTAGATCATTTGCTATCTTATCAAGGACCTCATTGCTCATGACATTGGATGTGATATTGCGAGGCTTGATACCATACTTATTCTTGGTAGCTGATGCTGATGCATAGGCATGACTCAGATCATATCCTTTCCATTGCTGTATTGCCTTAGCATGATTCTTTGAAACATTAGGATACTTAAAGCTGTAAGGTGTTTGGAATTTATTCTGTCCTACTGGATTGACACCCTCATCTTGAAACTTGTAGTACTCATCTGATTCAACAGTGATTGTCAAAGGACCAGTTACAAAAGCTATAGTTGCAGCTGCTAGTCCTCCAGTATTGTTAACATTGTTGAAAATGTAATCTCTAAAGTTATCTGTTAGCTTATTACTTAGCTCAAGTATGAAGGCTTGATAGACATTGCTAGGCTGAGCTATATCACTTTGTGATAGTCCGAATTCTCCTAAAAAGTCTAGATCAGCCATGTCTTTGTAATATGTAATCTTGTTCCGCTTTCAGCTTAAAGAAGTTCAGCCAAAACAATGTCTTTATGTATGGCTGACGCGTGATAGTGTCCACATCTTTGCCAAGCTCTTGCGCCAGCTTGAGGAGGATTCTTGTCCACGTAAACCATTCGCTGTCTCTAAGAGTTTCTGATGCATTGTCTGATTCTGATTCATCAGCCTCGCTGTCTGTATTCCCAAGATAGCGAGACTCCGCCTCTCTGATTCTCGCAAAAAAAAAGCGAAGAAATTCAGAAATTCATCACCAGGGAAGGCCCTCTTAAATATCTCTTCCCTCTTCTTATTGGGATTGATGACCTTGCCCCTCTCATCCTCTTGGCAGTATTCCATGCCCTCCTCAATGTAACAGATAGCCAATGCCTCACATGGTGTTGAGCTGACATCCTCAATGAGCTTCATGTCAATGATCTGACCAGTCTCTATAGCACTAAAGTCCTTTTCAAATCTGTATCTCTTGCCTTCTATCTCAATGAATTCAGATGGCTCCTTAGTGCTGTATTGTGATAGCATATTCAGAAGTACACTACTGGCATTCATGATGTCATCAATGTGAATCTTTCTGACCTTGTTTATTGGCAGTCCAGTGAATATGCTGACAAGCTGTGACTGAAAGTCAAGCATGTTGATCAGTGACTTATCTGTCTGCTGGATGAATGGTGCCAGCATGAGCCACTTAGTGAGCTGATCAGGCCTACACTCTTGGATTGTCTGTGGATAGTTTACATCAATGGTTTTCATGCTCTTAATATTTTGTATTGCCCTCTCTTACTGTAGTTCTTTTTACTATGCCATGCCAGTGCCAGTGAGATCACCCCATCATCATGCAGTCCACTTGGTGCAGAGTATTGTACTGACCTGGTATTCGGATTGTAAATATAAGTAAAATTCTCAAGCTCATCTATCAGCCATTGCTCCTCTATTATCTTGATCTCTGACTGCTCAAAGGCCAGTGCTAGATCCTCAATGATGATAGGCTTGGTTTTGCTGGTAGTTGTGAAGGGATTGACTAGATTACGCAGCCTTGATGACAGCATCTCAAAGAAGATATCCCCCTGATTGTTGACCTCTATCAATGTGACTGCTTGATATTGCTTGATGATGTCTGCTACCTTGTCAATGATCTTGGACCACTCATCATGGCGCCACCTACCCACATAGACCATCTGACCTCTCTCATTCAGTATTGTCAGCACTGTGTAATCATCTGCCCTACCTATGTCTAGCCCAGCATAGCACTTGCCACCTTTCTCCCATGTTCCAGCTGACTGCCTCACGTTCTTGAATAGTCCGGATGCGTTGTCAATGAATTCAGCCATGTATTCCTGGCGAAAGATATGATCAGGCAATGACCGCTTTCTCTCCTCCAGCTCTTGTGGTGCAATCATAGGATTGTCATAGGATGTGAAGTGAATGTACTTGTATCTGTCATCATAGTTAGGCTGCATACACAAGGTGTGGAAATGATTCTTTCCCTTTGGTGTTGAGATGAATATCACTTTCTTGCCCTTGACCATGACAGTTGCAGATAGCACCTCATTCCACAGCTCAGGTCTTGTGAAGGCCATCTCATCCACTACCATGAAGTGAAAGGTATTCCCTCTGATATTATCGGGCCGTTCACCACTAAAGAATTCTATTGATGATCCAAACCCAGTCACCTTGAGATCTGACTTGTTGAATTCAAATAGTCCGCTGTTTTTAACTGCTCTTTCAAGCTCTGCAAATACTTTCTTACCTTGTTTGTATACTGGTGTCACCCAAGCAATCTGTGAGCCTGGATGATTGATGGCCCAGTACAGAAGCTGATTGATTCCTAGTAAGGTCTTGCCAAACTGCCTACCAATATTCAGAGCATAGTATTTCTCGCTGCCTTGATTGATAGCATTGTGGATGTGCCTCTGATTAGGATGAGGTTTGTAACCTTTGATTGTACTCATTCATCAAAGTCAAAGTTATCAACATTTCTAGTCTCAACTTGCTGGCGATCATGCATGCCTAATCTGTTCTTTGCGTAGAAGATTCCTTTGCCCTCATTGCCTACAATATCAACAGCTAAGCCTTTAAAAAGCTCATCTATTTTTTTAATAGTGTCAGATTTGAGTTTGTCATCAGAATTCAACCAAGTGTAATAAGTCTCTCTTACAATACTCTTTTCTTTCCTCACAA